GGATTCGGACGTATGGTTTGAAGTAATTCGACCTGCTTTAGCGGATAAAGAAGGCTGGGCGTTATTTATTTCGACGCCTGACGGTACAGCTAGCTGGTTTTATGACCTGTGGTGTTATGTCGAAGAAGATCCAACGGCATTGTGGCAGCGTTGGAGTTTTACGACGATTGACGGGGGTAACGTCAGTAAAACTGAGGTTGAAGCAGCCCGTGCCCAACTAGACCAGCGTACATTCCGCCAAGAATTTGAGGCCAGTTTTGAGAACTTAAGCGGCTTGGTCGCCATTAGCTTTTCGGACGAGAACATATCGACGGATTCAAGAGATATATCGATTCAACCGTTGCTGTTGGGGGTGGATTTTAACGTTGACCCAATGAGCGGCATTGTGGCGGTCAAAGACGGCACCAACCTGTATGTGTTTGACGAGATTATGCTTACAGGCGGGGCTACCACTTGGGATTTTGCCGAGGAAGTTACCCGTCGCTATGGCGTAGAGCGGCGGGTTATTGCGTGTCCTGACCCTACGGGCAGTGCTCGAAAGACCAGTGGTGTTGGGGTTACTGACCACGCGATTTTAAGGAAGAGTGGTTTTACGGTGCAATCACCGCGATCGCCATGGAAGATCAGGGACAAGATCACAGCTGTTAATACGGGGTTACTAGATGCGACTGGCGAGCGCAGGGTATTGATTCATCCGCGTTGTAAGCAGTTGATCAAGTCATTGCGGACATTGACTTACGCGCCAGGTACTGGGCTTCCGAATAAAAACTTGGGAGTGGACCATGCGTTTGATGCGTTTGGGTATTTATGTTTGCAGCAGTTCAACTTGGCCAAACCAGAAACGCTTGGCACTACCAGTTACAGGCTGTACTAACTGGTTTAGAATGATGTTGTCGTCGCATTATGCGTCATGCCTAAGGGCCCTGGAACTTACGGCACACAAAAGGGCCGTCCTGCCAAGAAAAAAAAGGCAGTAAAAAAAGGCTCTAAAAAGATGCGTCACGGCCATGGCTGTTAGAAACGAGCCAACCGATAAGGCTCTTTACAACCGTGTAAAAGCAGAGGCCAAGCGCAAGTTCGACGTCTATCCAAGCGCGTATGCAAATGCGTGGCTGGTGCGTACATACAAAGCGCGTATGGCGAAGCTAAACAGAGCCCCTTACAAAAAGGTAACCAGTGGCGGAACGCAAAAAACCACGAAAACCCGCAAAACCAAAAAAACCAAGTAAGGGCCGTGGAGGCCTGGGTAGATGGTTTGACGAGAAATGGGTTGATATAAAGACCGGGAAGCCTTGTGGCCGGTCTAAGGGTGAGGACCGTGACTATCCAGCATGTCGTCCATCAAGGCGGGTGTCAGACAAAACGCCTAAAACCACAAAAGAAATGACACCTGCTGAAAAAGCTCGATTTAAAAAAGAGAAGACTGGTTCAAAGAAGATTTCTTATCAGCACAAGCGGCGCAAGACCAAGAAAAAGAAGTCTTGAGATGGTCTTTGCAATGCGAACGGTTAGACTGAACGGCATAGACCCTTCCTATGTCTAATTATGGCCATCCTTCGTGGAGAGCAAGGTGCCGTCCAGTTTGACGCTGCTGGCTCTTCTAACGCCACCATCGTTGGCACCCGTAGCTGGACGCTGAACATTACCAAGGACACACTGGACTGCACCGATCACGGTGACACGTTCCGTGCATATGTCGGCAGTATGGTCAGTGGTTCTGGCACGGTTGAGCTGGTTTACGACCCAGACGCAACTGGTCAAGCAGCGTTTATTGAAGACGTAATTACTGCTTCTGACACTGCGGACGCTACGTTCGAGTTGTTTACGACTGGCACAACCTCAGGTTCTGATTCCGTCAGTTTTGCCGGAATTATTACCAGCATGGATATTGCATCCACTGTTGGCGATTTGGTTGTAGCCACTTGCAACTTTATTACCAGCGGCACCATCACTTCCAACCTTCAATAAGGCTGACTGATGGTTGAATATCTCGGCGAAAAATTTGCTGGTTACAACAAACCTAAGCGCACTCCGAGCCACTCCACTAAATCCCACGCCGTCTTGGTCAAGGAAGGGGACAAGATTCGGTTAATCCGATTCGGGCAACAGGGAGTCAGTGGCTCACCAATGCGTAAAGGAGAGTCTGCAGCAGCAAAAAACCGCCGAGCATCATTTAAAGCTCGCCACGCAGCCAACATAAAGCGTGGCAAATTTTCCCCTGCTTACTGGGCCAACCGCACGAAGTGGTGACTAAATGACTTACTCCGTCCCTGGCCTAGTTCGCACACATCTGGTCAGTTCTTCCTATATGGGAAGTGTTGACAGTCCGTTCGTTAGGACACGGGCAGTAATCGACCAGATGAAGGGCTGGGAGATTATGAAGGCTGTCACTTCAGGGACTGATTATTTACGCTCTAACAGCGAAACCTTCCTGCCTCTTGAGCCACGCGAGGACTACACAGCGTATTTAGCCCGTGTAAACCGCTCTGTATTTACGCCCTACACACAACGCCTGATCCGAGCAGCAACTGGTCTGATTCTGCGTAAGCCAATCAGCGTTGAAGGCGATCCCTATTGGACAGACGTCTTTAACAAGGACGTTGATGGCTGTGGGTCGGACATTGAGGAGTATGCCCGCAGGCTTCTGGCTTGTGCTCTGACCTATGGCCACTGCCACACGCTTGTTGATTTCCCTGCACCATCTACAGCCCGTAGCTTGGCCGAAGAGCGTGCTCAGAACCGCCGTCCTTACTGGATAGAGGTTGATCCAACTAATGTCTATGGTTGGCGTTTGGATCGTGAATCAAATTACGGCAACTTGACCCAAGTTCGTATTGGAGAAAAAGCTGTCGTTGCAGACGGTGAATTTGGAGAAAAATGCTATGACCAGATCCGTGTCATTGAGCCAGGCCGTTATCGGGTATTTAGGCAAGAGGAGCAGAAAAAAGAGATGCAAGGGCCATTCCCATACCCCGCTTCCTTCGATCAGTCCGACGCTACAGAAGAGTACGAGCTGGTTGATTCGGGTAATTTCTCGTTAGGCCAGATTCCACTGGTTACGATTTACGCCAACAAGACTGATGTGTTGACCAGCAGGCCACCACTGCTGGACATTGCACATCTGAACTTGGCCCACTACCAACGCCAAGCTGACTTGATTCATAGCCTGCACATCGCCAGTCAGCCGATGCTTGTTCTGGAGGGTTGGGACGATCAGACTAAGGACATGGCGATCAGTGTCAACTATGCGATGGCGACACAGCCGGGAAACAAGGTCTATTACGTGGAACCGGCATCTAGCGCTTTTGAAGCGCAATCAGCGGAGATTAACGAGCTTCAGCAACAGATGGCTAGCTTGGGCATTAGTACGCTCAGCCAGCAAAAATTCGTAGCTGAGTCGGCGGATGCTCGACGTTTAGACCGCATTGACACTAATTCAATGCTGGCGATGGTCTCAATGGACTTGGAGTCTGGCCTGCAGAAGGCGTATAACCTTGCGGCTAGTTATTTAAATATCGAAGCTCCAAAGGTCAAGATCAGCCGTGACTTTGATCTCCAACGCCTGATTGGGCAAGACATTGCAGCGATGGGTCAGCTGTTTGAGGACAAGATTATCGACCGCGAAGAGTTCCGCGACATGTTGGTGCAGGGCGAGATTTTGCCTACCTCGGCAGAAACGCCGCAAAGCGGTACAGTAGAGCAGTAACGGCTTTTTATTCCCATGGGAATGCGGTTTGAAGAGATTAACCCTCCTAAGAACCAGGAGTGCCCAATGCCTGAGCCTAAAAAAGCGGCTAAGAAAACAAAGTCTAGTAAAGTAGAGGAGTCCACTAAAAATTAGTAATGGAAGAAAAAGTCATCCAGGAGACGCCTGTGGCGCCTTCTGAACAGCCCGTGGCTGAGACTGAAACTGCCGTCAACGCTGACGTATCTGCTTACGAGCAGCAAATCCAAGCGCTCCAAAAACGTGCTGCTGAAGCTGAGGAGAAGTTCCAAGGCATCAAGGGCAAGCTTGATGATGTCTACAAGAAACAAGACGATCAGCGCCGTCAAAACCTTGAAGAGCAAGGCCAGTGGCAACCTCTTTGGGAAGAAGCCAACAAATCTGGCATTGAAAAAGACAAGCGCATCGCTGAGTTAGAGCAAGAGCTGCAAAACGTTCGTGCTTCTAACGAAACTGCAGCGATGAAAAACGCTGCGCTTTCAGCAATCAATCAGGCTGGCGCAATCAATTCAGATCAAATGCTGCAATTGATTCAAGGCAGCCTTAAAAAGTCTGACGACGGCACCGTCAAAGTTTTAGACGGCGGCATTGAGCAGGATATCAATGTCTACCTCGCCAAGCTTAAAAACCCTGGCTCTAACTATGAGCATCACTTCAAGCCAAGTACTCAAGCTGGGATGGGTGCGAAGCCAAATACATCAACAGCTAGCGCTGCGGGCATCGCTAATCCTTGGTTAGAAGGTAGTATTAACTTAACAAGGCAAATGGCCTTGGATGCTTCCGACCCCGATCTTGCAGCCGTGCTCAGGAGAGAGGCAGGTAAGTAGTCCCCGTGGGACACCTACAAGTCCGTGACTTGTGAACCGCAAACCTTACTCCTGAAT